TCGTAACCCGGATCAAACAGAAGCCCGGCGGTCCGGTGCGTCAGGTACACCCAGGCCGGGGCGCCGAGCGCCATGACTGCGACCGTTCCCAGCGGCAGCGACAGCGGATGGAACCATCCCGCCGCCCGGCCCCTGCACGCTACCGCGGTGAGCAGGGCGACCGTCAGGGCGATAGTGAGCGTCCAGCACGCCAGGGAGCCTGAGGTGAGGCCGCGCAGGCCCGGCACAGTCCAGTTCCAGGTCACCCCTGCTGCCACGACCGCCGCGTCGGCTACTACTGCAGCCGCCGCGAGGGCGACCGCCCAGCCCTGCGGGCGCCGGGATCGTAACTGCCGGGTCACGCTCATCGCGTGATCGTATCCGCGAGCTGCCAGTCACGCCGGGTAATCACCGGGAGGTGGTCGCGTCTGTCTTGACTGCGGGTGCGGCAGGCCGGCGGATCCCCACGGGTCCTGCGACCACATCCTCCTGGCCGACCTCGCTGACGCTGCCCGCGCCTCGGGCATCTCACCGGTCCAGGCCGCGCAGAACATCCTCGCCACCGTCCGTGCCGCCACCGGGAGCGCGTAATGGGATATGACCCGTCCGAGGCCCGCGTCCAGACCGGGCCTGCCGGCGGCCAGTTCACCGCAGGCGGCGGAGGCGGCTCCGGTACCACCCAGCCAGCGGGCAAGCCCCGCAAGCCGGGAGCGGCCCGCACGGGCTCTGCCAGCAGCCCCGGCGGTGCTCACGCCGCGCCGAAGCCGGGCAGCAAGAAGCCCGGCGGCGGGAAGAAGCCGGGCAGCAGCGGCAAGCTGCGCGCCATCCGCTCCGAGATCGCCGGCGTGAAGTCCGAGCTCGCCGCCGCCCGCGCCGAGCTGAAGTCACTCAAGCCGGCCAAGAAGAAGCCGGCGCAGGGCGGCCACCACGCCTCGCCGACGCACACCGCGGCCTCGGCCAGCAGGAAGCCCGCGTCCGAGGCGGCGAAGCTGAAGCGGCGCCTGGAACTGCGCAGCCGCATCGCCGGGCTCAAGGGCAAGCTCACGTCCCTGCGGCAGCAGGAGAAGTCGCTGTCGGTCACCAAGGGCGCCGAGGCGCTGGTCATCGACGCCGCGCTCTCCGCCATCGTCGCGTTCCTGGAGAAGTAACCCGAACCTTCCGGCCTTCCGGGGCCAGCAACCTGTTACCAACCGCGCCCTGGAGGTGCATGGCTCACGCTTCCGCTGCCGATGGCCAGGAGATGGTCTTCGCCTCATTTCCCATCGAGAAGTGGGAGGACGGCCCTGACGGCTCGGTCTACGTGTACGGCAAGGCCAGCACGCCCGAAGTAGACACAGATGAGCAGATTGTCGATGATGCCTGGTCCGGGTCCGCGCTGGAGAAGTGGATGGCGTCCGGCCCGAACCTGCGCGTCATGCACAACGCGCAGCGCGACCCCGCCGGCTCCGGCCTGAAGGTCGAGATCAACCGCGACGGCGACGGAGCCCACTGGGTCAAGTCGATCGTGGACGAGCCGAGCGCGGTCCGGCTCGTGAAGAAGGGCCACCTGCGCGCCTACAGCGTCGGCATCGCCCGCCCCGTCATCGAGCGGGACATGACCGGCAAGGCGCGCGGCGGCATCATCAGGGGCGGCGAGCTGGCCGAGCTGAGCCTGGTCGATAGGCCCGCGAACCGCTCCTGCACCCTGGAGCTGGTCAAGGCCGGCAAGAGCGGCAACGCCGAGTTCACCGGCACCCTGACCGGCGACGCGGACATCCTCGCCAAGGGTGCCGAGCCCGAGGTGACTAAGGCCGCGAAGGATGACCTGATCAAGGCCAGCGTGTCGTTCAAGCCGTCCGACCTGGAGAAGCTGCTGAAGCTGCGCGGCGACCTGGAGAAGGGCGACGACAGCGACCAGGACGAGCCCGACAACGACCAGGACGATGACGATGACGCGAGTCCCGGTGACACTGCCGATGACAGCGACAGCGACATGGGCGGCCAGGACGACGCCGGCAAGGCCGCCCAGCCGGACGCTGAGAAGAAGGACTACAGCGCCGATGAGCGCCGCGAGGCTGCCGGCGCCGGCCACGCGCTGCCCGATGGCAGCTACCCGATCAAGAACGGGACCGACCTGCACAACGCCGCCGTCCTGGCGCGCTCCGGTCACGGTGATGCTGCTGCGGCGAAGAAGCTGATCGCGCGGCGGGCGAAGGAGCTGGGCGTGGCCAACCCCCTGGACGACGACGCCGCTAAGGCCGCCGGGCCGGAGACCGCGAAGGCTGACGGCGAGAAGTGCGGCACCTGCCACGGCTCCGGCAAGATCATGGACGGCAACCGCGACTGCCCCGACTGCGGGCCCGGTGACAAGCCCGACGCTGAGAAGGCCGCGAAGCCCGGCAAGATGCCCTGCCCCAATTGCGGCAAGATGGGCCGGCAGAAGTTCTGCGGCAAGTGCGGCGCCCCGATGATGGCGGAGAAGGCGGGCAAGCCCACCCCGGCGGCCGGCGTGACCGGCGTGCACGCCGACGCGGTTCCCGAGCACCGGGAGCCGGACGGCGAGGCCGTCGAGTCCTTCGAGTACGACGCCGGCATGCCGACCGTCCCTGACGACAGCGTGCGGGCCAGAATGCGGCACAAGAACGCCGGGGCTGACCCGGCTGACGCGGTGCTGCACGACCTGCTGTGCCCCGCGTTCAGCCCTGAGGCCACGGAGAAGTGCCACCCCGGCATGACCCTCGCTGAGGCCGCTTCCCCGGAGGCGTGGGGCAGCAAGGCGATGGACGTGGCCGCGTCGGCGCCGCTCGACCAGGCCGGGAAGGCGCTGCAGCTCTGGCAGCACGCCGCGCGCCTCGCCGGGCTGGCACCCGAGACCGCTGCGAGCATGCGGGAAGGCGCGCACAAGGCATTCCAGGACGCCAACCCCGGCCCGTCATCGTTCCCGACCCCGGCCCAGCTGACGCCCGGCGCCTTCCACCGCCCCTACATCAGCGACGGCCACGGCGCCACGCCCTCCCCCTCGGGCACCACCAGCGCTCACATCCCCTCCGGGGGAATCTCCGCCGCCCAGTTCAGCGACGGCTATGTGGACGCGGGACATGCTTCCGAGTCGCCGGACAACGACGGCGCCGGGCCGCCCGTCACGCCGCCGCAGGCCACCGGGACGCCGAGCCGGGTGTTCTACCGCAACTCCGACAAGGAGTCCGCGGAGGCGATGGCGGCGCTGCACGACGACATCAGCCGCCGCTTCCCCGACCTGTGCCCGATGGGCGCCCCGAACCGCGACGCTCACCCGCCAGCCGCTCCCGGCCCTGTTCCCACTCCGGTCGGCACTCCGCCGGCGATGGCGGCGCGGAAGGGCGGGGAGCCCGAGGTGACCAAGGCGTTCTCGCCGGACCTCATCAAGTCGGCTGTCGCCGACGCCGTGGCCCCGCTGCTGGCCCGCCTCGACGGGCAGGCTGGCGAACTGAAGGCCGCGCGGAAGGCGCTGAAGGCGCAGGGCAGGACGCTGGAGGCCATGGCTGACCTGCCCGACCCGAGGACCGCCGCCTACCGCGGCGCCGCCCTCACCAAGTCTGCTCCGCTCCCGGCGGGAGCGGAGACCGTGGCCGAGGCGCGGGAGCGCTCTCAGGCCGCGACGCTGCGCATGCTGTACGACACGGCACGCAGCGACCCCGATCCTGCGCAGCGGGAAGCTGCCTGGGGCGAGATCTACAAGCACGGCTACCCCGACCTGAACAAGCTTTCCTAGCCCCCGCAAAGGGCTGCTTCCCGCACCTGGAGGTGCATGGCAGACGTTCTTGAGGCTGCTCGCGAGATCGGGCAGCACGACCCGGCGCCGGCAGGCGTCGCAGGCAGCGTCGCTGCCGAGGCCGCCGCGCAGGCGAGCCGCGCCAGCTCAACCGGCGACATCATCAAGGCCCGGATGCCTTTCATGGTCAAGGGCGCCGGGTACGCGATGCCCGGCGGCAACACGCCGCTGAGCGACCCGGTCCAGATCATGACCAAGGCGCAGCAGGCCACCATCGACCTGCGCACCGAGACCCACCGCGGCTATGCCGCGAAGTCCGACGTGGTGAAGTCTTTCAACCCGGACTTCCTGAACCAGTTCGGGTACCTGAAGACCGCGCTGTCGATGCCGTCCCTGGGCGAGCAGCTGCAGCAGGTGTTCGCGGGCATCCCCGGCGGGTCGGACGCGTGGAACAAGTCGTTCACCGCGGGCAACCTGGGCCTGCCGGGCGTCGTGTCCGGCCTGGTGCCGTTCAACCTGCTCGCCCCTTCCCGCCTGCTCTACCCGGTTTATACCGTTTTCAGGAACAAGCTGCCCCGCCCGCAGGGCATGGGCGCCTCCCTGATCGAGCGGGCGTTCACCGGGATCTCCGGCAGCCAGACCGGCGGCCAGGGCGTCCTTGACATCTCCATCCCCGAGCTCGTCCAGTCCGGCGGCACGCTGTCGGCGACCTCCTGGCCGCTGAACCTGCCGGGTTCCGGGTCGCAGTCCGAGGTTCAGCTCAACGTCCCGTACCGCTTCTTCGGCCTCACGGAGTCGCTGAGCTGGCTCGCGCAGTTCGCCGGGCAGGGATTCGAGGACGTGAGCGCACTCGCGAACCTCATCCTGCTCCAGGAGATGATGCTCGGCGAGGAGTACATGATGCTCGCCGGGACGAGCACCACGCTGAGCGCGCCGACCGTCGTCTCCGCCACGGCCCGCACCGCGGGCTCCGGCGAGACTGCCGTCTCCGCTCCCGGCGGCGGCAACACCCTCTACATCGCCGTCACCGCCGTGAACTACTACGGCGAGACGCTGGCGGTGACGAACTGCACGGCCTCCACCCTGACCGGCACCACGACCGGCAACGTGGTGGACGTGGTGATCTCCCCGGTCGCCGGCGCCCAGACGTACAACATCTACGGCGTCGCCGCGACCACGGGTACCACCGCGACCACCGCGGCGTTCCTGTGGGTCGGCACCTCGGGGCCGAACAACGCCACCCCGAACACGGGCGGCACCCTGACGTCCAGCTCGCCGGGCGGCGTGAAGTTCACCGTGCAGGGCGCCATCCCGGCCGCCGGGCCGCACCCGCCTGTCGCGGACGCGGCCACAGGCAAGGGCACCCGGATGGAAGGCATCATCCCGACCCTGACGGGCCACTCGGCCGCGGCGGGCGTCTACCCGACCAGCCCGACCGTGTGGCAGGGCGGGTACGTCAACCAGTCGGTCGGCACGCACCTGTCCTACAACGCCATCTACGGCGCGCTGGACGGGCTGTGGGAGTCGGGCTCCAACTCGCCCGGCGCGTTCCGCGCTGACCCGGCGGAGATCGTGGGCGACGGCGGCGACATCATGCGCCTGAGCAACGACGTCATCTCGCAGGGCGCGGCCACGAACTACCGGCTGTTCCTGGAGCAGGGCGACGTTCAGGGGATGCGGGTCGGCGGCGCCGTCTCGGAGTTCCAGAACCCGATCACCCGCAGCGTCCTGAAGATGGTCGTCCACCCGTGGATGACCCAGGGCACCGCGATGCTGATGACCTACCAGCTCCCGCAGACGTACAGCAACGTCAGCACTGCGTGGGAGATGTCCTGTGTGACCGACTATGCGAGCATTGCGTGGCCCGTCATCGATGCGTCCTTCCGTTACTCGATCTTCCTCTTCGGGGCACTTGTCGCACATGCTCCGATGTACAGCGGCATCCTCCAGGGACTCCAGGTTTCGGATGTAACGCCCTACTCCTGACCCATCTGTCCGGTTCTGCCGGACCTTCACAGTCCGCCATCCGCAGCC